TTTATTATTTTTGTTTTAGTTACTATTTCGACGATTGATAGTAGACTGAAATGTTGTGGTTTATAGTTTATTCATTAATTTCATCAATTTCTTTGATTGATTCAAGTGTATGTATTTTAACTTTTTCTTGAGTGTCATCTTCACTTTGTTCTTTTTTTTGTTTTTGTGTGGCTTCTTCAGTTTGTTCTGGAGTGCCTTCTTCAAATTGCTCTTCAGTTTGTTCTGGAGTGCCTTCTTCAATTTGCTCTTCTTTTTGTTCTGGAGTGCCTTCTTCAATTTGCTCTTCTTTTTGTTCTGGAGTGCCTTCTTCAAATTGCTCTTCTTTTTGTTCTGGAGTGCCTTCTTCTTGTTCTGGAGTGCCTTCTTCAGAATTTTGCTTTATCTTTTGTTGTTTGATTAATTCCTCTTTTTCTTGTGGAGTTGCGACATGTGCCTCTAGATTCCATTCCATAACATCTGTATATAATTTTCTATTTTTCCAAATTACAAGAAACATTTTCTTTTGAGGCATTTCGTGACCAAATAAAATACCATTATCCGCATTAAGTAATGCCGGAATTTTATATTTTTCTAATAATTCTTTGTACGGTAACTCACCGGTTGTAACTGCGACGATACAGTCCTCTCTCTCACGTAATTTTATAATAATATCGTCATAATTTGGTAGTACATTTTTCCATCTATGTTCCATATTTTGGTATAAATCTATTAAAGCCATTATAAATATATAAATATTAAATTTTATATACCTATATTTTTAAATAGTGTAAATAGAATATAAATAAAAAAAGATACATATTGTATTTAAAAAATTTATAATTTAAATTAAGTTATCGTATTCCTAATTTTTGTTTAATTTTATTTAAAATTTTCTTATTTTCTGGTGTTGACTTAGCAATATTATTTTCAAATTGTGCAATTGTTTCAATTTTAATATTTAATAATTGCGCTAATTGTTTTCTATTTAATTTTTTTGCAGTTCTTGCACGCATTATTTCATTACCAAATTTTATTTTTTCTACTTTACTTGATTCGGTAGATTCATCTAATCTTTTTGCATTGTCAGGTATGTGTTTTGAACTTGCTAATTTAGTATATGATTTAGTTAATCCTTGTCTCATATTATTTCTTTTTTGAATATTTAATTCTTCAGTTGTTAGGTTTTTATTACTACATCCTTTACCTATATTTACAATTTTAAAATCTTGATGATCCATATTAATAAATAAATAAAATAAATAAAATAAATTTAACTTAAATTTAAATATTTATATCTAGACAATAACATCCACCCCGTATTAAAGTACGGTTCCTTCTTTGATTTTTCATAATAATTATAAAGCTATTGCAATTTGTGACTTTTTGTTTAATCCAATCCTTAGATTATGTTGATATTTTTTTATTGTAAAATTATAATAATCTAATAATAATGAATACAACGAGTTTAATAAATAAAAAAAGAAATATTAAAACACGAAAATTAGTAAAACGAAATATAAATAAGAATAAAAAAACTTTGAATAAGTCTAAAAAAAAAATGTTATTATATGAAAGTGATTATACAATAAATAATGAAAATATTTATGATATTGTAAAAATTTATTTATCTAAAAAAAGAAAGTTAAATGATCAAATTGTAAAAAAATATGGTAAAATTGAAAATTGGGATGTATCAAAAATAACTAATATGAGTAGATTATTTCAAGATTATGAAAGTTTTAACGAACCTTTGAATAATTGGAATGTATCCAATGTTAAAAATATGAGTTATATGTTTGCTGGTGTGAAAACATTCAATCAATTACTGGATAATTGGGATGTATCTAAAGTAAAAAATATGGAAGGATTATTTATAAATTGTGAATCTTTTAATAATTCTTTGAATAATTGGAATGTTTCGAATGTTAATAATATGAGTCATATGTTTTATAATACAAGATGTTTCGATCAATCTCTGGCTAATTGGGAGGTATCAAACGTAAAAAATATGTCGTTTTTATTTTATAATGCATTATCTTTTAATAGATCTCTAAATAGTTGGAATATATGTAATGTAAAAGATATGACAAGTATGTTTCATTTATGTTCATCTTTTAACAGTCCTTTGAATAATTGGAATGTATCAAATGTAAAATCAATGATTGGTATATTTTGGGGAGCAAGCTCATTTAATCGTCCTTTAAATAATTGGAATGTATGTAATGTAATATCAATGAATAGTATGTTTTCTTCAGCAACCATTTTTAATCAACCTTTGAATAATTGGAATATATCGAATGTAACAAATATAGAAAGTCTATTTTATGAAACAGAATGTTTTAATCAACCTTTAAATAATTGGAATGTATTGAATGTTACGAATATGGAGTGTATGTTTACAAAAGCTACATCTTATAATCAATATCTGGATAATTGGAATATATCAAATGTAACGAATATGGATTGCATGTTTTCTAAAAATATTTAATTATGATTTAAATAAATTATATATTTAATTTTTGTAATATTAAAGTAATTCGTTCGTTTCATCTACTATAACTTGACCAACATTTGCGCCTATATTAAAAAACACCCCTCTAACTAATACATCAAGAAATGGTAGAACTCCTAAACATATTAGAATTATTCCAAGAATTTGCAATGCTTTAAGTTGTCTTAATAATTTTGTATCTTGAACAACTGTTTCGTTTCCAATTTTAACATAGTCTTTTTTATTATATTTTTTTAATAAATAAATTCCAGATCCGCATAGTATAATGGTCCATATAGCACAAATGATATAGAATAACATAATACCAAACATAAAACCGAAAATAGACATTAAATTAGTTTTAATATTTTGTAACTTCATATTATATTATATTTAAAAATTATTAAAAATATCTGAAAAATTTTCTGGAAATTCTGAAATTTGAGTTTCATAATATTGTTCTATGTTTTGGATTAAGGATACGTCTTGCGATGATACAAAATTAAGTGCAATGCCTTTTCTACCGTATCTTCCACTTCTACCAATTCTATGAATATAGTTTTCTTTTTTAACAGGTACATCATAATTAACTACTAATGAAACTTGTTGAATATCAATCCCTCTTGCTAACAGATCTGTGGATATTAAAACTCGTGAGTTTCCTTTTCTAAATTCATGAAGTGTAGATAATCTTTCTTCTGTTGATAAATCACTATGTATACATGTGCACGAATGTCCATCCATTTGTAGGGTATTCGTTAGATATATAACACGTTGTTTAGTATTGCAATATATAATTAATTGATTTATAATCATAGATGAGTATAAATCAGATATAGCATCGTATTTACATTTATCATTATATGTTGCAATATAATATTGTTTAATACCATCTAATGTTAATTGTTCTTTTTTAACTGAAATAATTTTTGGTGAATTTAAAAAATTGTTAGTAATTTTCATACATTCATTTGATAATGTTGCACTAAATAATCCGATTTGAGTTGTTTCTGGTAAATATTCTACAATATTTTTAATTTGTATAACAAATGTATCATTAATTAATTCATCAGCTTCGTCTAAAATTAAGTATTTAATATTTGAAACATTAATATAATTATTTCTAAAAAAATCATTTAACCTTCCAGGAGTTGCAATAATAATATGCACACCTTCGTTTAAAAGTTTTAATTGATTATGTCTGGAATTACCACCAACTAATAATGCAAATCGAGTTTTAGTATAATTTGCAATTTGTTTAATTACATTATAAATTTGTTCTGTTAACTCTCTCGTTGGAGAAATAATTATTGCTTGTAATGAATCTAAACTATCATCAACTTGTTGTAATATTGATATTGAAAAAGCAGCTGTTTTACCAGTACCACTTTGCGCTTGAGCAATAATATCATCACCTTTCAAAAATAATGGAATTACTTTAATTTGTATAGGGCTTGGATTTTCATAACCATACGCAAAAATACCTCTTAAAATATTTTTTTTTAAATTCATATTTTCAAATTTAGATATATATGTACATACAGAATCATCATCAGATTCTGAAGAGACCAGGTTTTCCTGGTTATCCATTATTATATATAAGTTTAAAAATAATAATTATAATATATGCGATTTATAACTTAAAAGATAAATCATTAAGTATTTAATGGATAAATATGATGAGTTAATTTTGAGTGGTGGTAATTTAGCAACATATTCGTTTTTAGGATCTTTACAATGTTTAATAGATTTAAAAAATGTAGAATTAAATGATATTAAATGTTTAATTGGAACATCTGGTGGTGCAATTATATCATTTTTAATCGCATTGAATTATTCACCTTTATCATTAAAAAATACAATAGAAAAGATTCCTTTGTCAAAACTATGTAGTTTATCTAGTGATAAATGGTTAAATTTTTTTGATCAATATGGTTTACATGATACAAATAGTTTTAAAAAAATATTTTTATTATTTTTAGAACATAAAAATTTTCCGAAAGATATAACATTTCTTGAATTTTATGAACAAACAAATAAAGAATTAATATTCACCACCTTTTGTTTAAATACAGAGTCTGTTGTTATTTTAGATTACAAAAATACTCCATTATTATCATTAATTGATGGTCTAATGATGAGTATAGCAGTACCTTTTTTATTTAAACCAATTTCTTATCAAAATAGATTATATGTTGATGCATTTTTAATTGCAAATTGTCCATTGGATTATTCAAGATATTCTAAATCATTAAGTTTAAATTTAGAACAAACAAAAACATACAATGAAAATATTGATATTGTATCATATATTCGTATTTTATTAAGATCGTCATTGGATAAAATATACAGTTCTTGTAGTAATTTGTATAAAGGATTATCTATTAAAATACCATGTAATTATAATTTTGATGCTACATTTAATATTGAAAAAGAAATTCTGGATAAGTTTTATAGAGATGGATATTCTGAGATGAAAAAAACTATAACAATTGTTAAAAATGAAAATAAAAATAAAAATAAAAATAATTCAAAAAAGAAAAAGTAAAAATGAATTTTATAAAACGCTGAATTATGATATTATATACATTAGTGTATATTTATTATTTTAAACCTATGGGTTATTAACTTTGATATACTATATTTTAAATATGTAATATAAGTATATACAAATGATAAAGAAAACATTAAAAAACAAATCTTTGAAATTAAGAATTAATTCTGATAAATTTAGTAATAATAAACTTAATGCTATATCAAAAGAACTAAATCAGAGAATTGATAAGATTGAAGCTGTATCAGAAAAACTAAATCAGCAAATTAATAAACTTAATAATGTTTTAGAACAACTAAAACAGAGAATTGATGAGAGAATTGATGAGCGGAGTGTAAGTAATAATGTAATTGTAGGAGGTGAGAAAGATATTAAAGATATGAATGATTTCTCAAAATATGGGCATTTTCTAAGTTGGACTGAAGATAAAATAGCGGATATAAAAAATATGAGATATGAAAAATATAAAAAAATAAAAAATCATAAAAAATATGAAGAAATAAAAAAGCGTGGTGATAATGTTAAAAGACCAATTGATAACGACTTTCCCAGTTTCAACAATGTACAGGATGTTATAGATGAGATAGACGAATTGATGACATATTATAAGCATATAGATAAATTTACAATAAAATACGGTATTATTACCAGTGGTTCAAATAGTGGTGGAGGAGATCATGAAAAAGATTTTGACAGAAACCAATATGAAAATGTAGCGATTAGATTAATAAACATATTAGAAAAAAATTACACTGTGTTATATAACGAGTTATAAACAAATTAAAAATAAATAATACTACATTGTATAGAAAAATAAAAGATTATGTGTATGTAAATTCATTCACATAATAAAGTACAATAATTAAAACAATAATAAAATTTAGGAAAAAAGTTGTGAGACAATCTTTTATCCTCCTATTTTGTAAATATTTTTATATTTTATCAATTTTTTTAAAAGCACCAGTTGGTTCTAAATCTTTTACATTCACTTTCTTATCATTTTCTATAGATTTTGTACAATTGTGTTTAGTTGGTGTATAATGTTTTATACAAAATAATTTATTACATGTACATCTCATCATAATTTTTGTTTTTTTATTACATTTATAACACCTTTCGTTATTCATTAATCTTAATTTATATAATATAAATTTATATGTTTTTAAATATAAAAAAAAATGATTTAGTTTTATATTTAAACTTGATATATTCAGTATTATAGATATTTGGATATATTGTTTACTTATTGTTATAGATTATAAATCTATATACAAATGAGTGAATATACAACTCTTTTAGAACAGAAGTCTGATGAATTTGTATCAGAATTAAAGAAATATGTTGATGATGCAGATTTAATTAATAAATTAGCTCATGATAATAAGCTAAAAAACAAAACTCTGAGTAAGTATAAGGAATTTTTTCAAACAGAATTAGATTCAGAAGTTAAAAAATGTAAGAACAATTCTAAGAAACTTAAACTAGCTTTGACTAATTCAAAAAAGGAACGTGATGATTCTGTTAAAAAAGCTAAAGTCATATTTGATGCAGCTGAAAAAGTGTTTACTGCATGTAAAAACAAATACAAAACTGTAGTGGATACTAATAAAAAAGAATTTGAAAAAGCGGAAGAGTCTACAAGACTATTGCGTAATAAAAAGACGGAAGGTACTACTATATTACATGAATTCATACATCAGATTCAGTTATGTGTTAAAGAAAAAAATAATTTAGATAATAAAATTTTATGTTCTTCAAATGAAGAAGCTGAAGGAACGGAAGTAACTGAAGTAACTGAAGAAGCGGAAGAAACTGAAAGAACTAAAAAAGCTGAAGAAACTGAAGAAACTGAAGAAGCTGAAGGAACTGAAGAAACTGAAGTAACTGAAGAAGCTGAAGAAACTGAAGTAACTGAAGAAGCTGAAGGAACTGAAGAAACTGAAGTAACTGAAGAAGCTGAAGATACTGAAGAAACTCAAGACAATAAAAAAAGGTATGGAGAAACTCGTGATGTATTTGAACGAGTTAAGGAATCGCAAGACAAAATGTTAAAACAGTTAACTTCTTCTTCTCAGAAGAAGTTATCCGTTAAAGTATAAATAAATTTGCATTGCAGATTAAAATATAAAAATATAAAAACCAAATAAAAACAAAAAAATAAAAAAAAACAAAAAAACAAAAAAAAACAAAAAAACAAAAAAAAATAAAAAAAATCAAAAAAAAAAATAAAAATCATAAAAAATCAAAAAAAACAAAACAAAAATAAAAAACAAAGAAAAAATAATGCAACCATAGTGTATTGTGTAGTAATAATACACTATGTCGGGTCCCAAGTCC